CGTTGTACCATGATCGGAATATATGGACAAAAGATAATACCTGTATCATAATATTCAGAACCTTTATAACCCAAAAGCGCATACTCAACAGGTTGGGTATAAGGAGCAGTTGTTGCTGAACCTGTACCGGAACCACTATTGGTGTACTTGTTATTGTTATAGTTGGTATTCTGAACTTCAGTTCTTGTATCACGATAAACGGTGAAACGAGCACCAACTGTACCTACCTTTGCGATACCAACACCAGTAGTCGAGACTGTGCCATTGATTTCGAAAATCTTAAAGTCGGGTAGCATTTCGAGGATGCTGCAAACGCGAGGAGTTGCAATAATGAAATTGGCAGCACCACGACGATTACGAGCAGCCATACGGCCAGCTTCGATAATAAGTTTTTGGTAGAAAGTTAGATTACGTTCAGCAGTCCAACGACCGTCAGCACTAATAGGACTCCAGAAGGAGAACCCAGCCCCGTAACCAGCATTAAACGCAGATTGGATCATACGCATAACAACTTCACGGTCAATTTCAGCTTGGAGTTCATAAGACATTGCATTAGTAAGCTCACCATCGATGTCGATGCCTTGCATATTTTTAATGTCTTGTTCCAGTTCAATTGACCAACGAGTTGCCAAGCGGCGTGTTCCAGCTTCAACGGATGTCTTTTCAAACTTCATTTCAATCTGAGGGATATTACCAGTATTTTCATAGTTGGCAAGAAGTTGAGCGACACCTGTATCTTGATCTGCGAATGACCACACACCAGCTAGGCCGGATAGTGAAGCACTTGATGCGCCAGAGAATCGGGTATCAAGTAATTGATAACCAAGTTCTGAGCCATTGGTAGCATCACCGTTACCAGTGTAAACACCAGGACCACTACCGCCACCAGCGTTACCAGTACCACTAGTGTTAGAAACACCAGAAGTATCAGCAGCAAGGAAGGTTGATTGATACTCGTAACGCAGAGCGAAAGCAAGACCAACCGGGCCACCCATAGGTTGGACACCGCAAATCTCGTTAGAGATTAGTTCAGGGAAAGTACGACGAATCATAGGAATGAGGATTTTTGGAAGCCGACTATCGCCAGAAGCATATCCGTCACTATTAGGGGAGACATTTGGACCACCCGCACCAGTTGCGCCGAATAAACCGCCAGTAGAGTTACTACCAGCTTCTTCTAAACACCATCTTTCTTGATTTTCTAACAAAATTGCGGTACTACGATATGCGTGTTCGTTTTGGATTTCGTGAACATCTTTGGAGGTATAGTCCAGGATGTTCTTCCATTTTGAAACAACTGCATTCACGTAATTAGGATCGTTATTTTGAGGGATTTTCATATGATATATTTTTCTTTCTATATTTTGTTCAAGCCTAGAGGGGCTTCAAGGTTCTTGGGGGATTCTTATTTGATACCCTTACCCCTTGAGAGGGCAGTGAGGTAATCATTTTGAAGATCATTATTATTTACCTTTTCAGCCACAACTTTTTGAATTGGGGCTACATCAGGCTTAACAGTCCGTGATCGAAGGGCTTCTTCTTTCAGAACTTTAAGTTTGGAAGTCTCTTGCTTTTCAAAGAGACGTAGAGTATAATCAAAATTCTCTTCGATAAACTTTAGAGATTTATCTTGAAGTGCTTTACGAAGGAAGTTCTTTTTGGTTTCAGGTAACTTGGAAGTTTTTGCTTCTAGGAACATGTTGACTTCAGTTTTTTGATTTGCCTCATAAAGATTTTTAAATTGAGTTTTCAATTCTTTATTTTCTACTTGAAGTTTTTCAATCTGATCTTTACCATCCACAATTGCAGTCTGGACTGATTCCTTCATCATAACAGAATCAACAGCCAATACTTTACGGAGATTTTCTAGAACATTGAAAGCGGTCTTGTTTTTAACAGCGATTGATAGATCATTCTTATCAACTGAATTAGCAATGAACTCTTCCAAATAATTACTGATTTGTTCAACTAGAACATTCTTGAAATTGGAAGCACCTTTCTTTAGATTACGCTCATAAAGTTTTACAACATTGACTAATTTGGAAGCGTTGTTCTTATCGACTGCTTCAACCACTTTCATCATTTTATTGGCACGGTCTTTATCAAGAGTATCAACAAGAACTTTTAGTTTGTGGGCATATAGTTCATCCTGTTCTAGAAGTGCTGCTTCAATACCCAAATCAACCTTGGCCTTGAATGCTTCTTCGATGGCAGTTAGGGTATCAGGAGTTAGAACCTTCTGAACGTCTTCTGTAAATAGATTTTTAAGATTTTTATTCATATGTTTTAGAATAGTGGTTTGGATAGTTCTTGTTCAATTTTGGTTTGAAGTTTGGACTCCACTGCTTGCTTAATATATTTATCCGCAGCGGCATAATTTTTTAATATAATACATTCAATAAAATTAATTATGTCGGTATTCTCTTTTAATTTCTCTTTTCTATCATAAGAACCCTTACCTTTTTCGGGTTTTTCTGTTTTGGTTCTACCATCAACCTTACCAGATGACCGCATACGCTCTTTTACTTTTGGAGCCTTTACAGTCATTTTGGTTTGTTCATCTTCTTCATCTTCAGATTTGGCTTTCTTTTTGGATTTCTTTTCACCAGCTAAAGCATAAGCAATGGCAACTGCCTGTTTTTTAGGCTTGCCTGCTTTAATTTCCGTGGAGATATTCTTAGAAAATCCTTTTTTAGATTTTGCTGCTTTTCCTTTTTCTAATGGCATATTATTATTTAGTTATTTAACAGAGAGTGTTGATAAACTTGAGGATTTGTTCTCTCAGATAGTTATCAACATCATGTTTTGGTAGAGTAGATATGGCTTTTTCGAAATTATCGTATTGTTCTTCGTAAGAACCATCGTCGGAAATATACCATTGTTTCGCTTCCAAAATACCATTAACAAATGCTTTAGGGAAACTTGGATCTGCCACAACATCAATAGCCACCAGATGCATATTTTCTACAATATTGCAATCTGATGATTCTTTGAGACTACCCAAACAACGGGAACTGACCCCAATCTTAATACCATCATTTATGAGAGAGCGAAGTATTTGGCCACATGGGGTTGATAAAACTTTCGATTTACCATAGAACACATTATTATCTTCAGTTAATTGAGTTACTACGTGACAAGTTTCTTTAAGATCAATCTCTGCATGGCTAGGATGTCCAAGTTGTCCCATCGCTCTACCGGGAGTTACCATTTCATTTAGATATCTATTAACTTCATTACGCATTTCATGTATTTGATATCTGCGCTTGTTTTTATTGATACCTTCCGCCATTAAGAATGGTCCAGATATATATAAAGTAGATGGACTCTTTAAATCTTTCTGTTCTTCCAAGATTTCAAAATCATCTAAACTAGAATGTAATTCGGATATCAGCTTCAATTTTAATGCCATGTATATATTTAGTTATATTATTGATAAATCAAGGGTATATTTTATTAAAGGAGTATAAATCCATAAAGATCATTGATCTTTTACACTGAAGTATTAAATAAATATATGAAACATTTAAAATGTCGGAGATTTACCGAACAAATGGTTAGGGATATATCGGCATCCTATAATAGTTTAACGGAATGGAATTCAAAAGACCCTTCCAGTTGTAGAGCAGCTAAGAGATTTGGGATATATGAAGAATTGAAAAACACTAAAAATATTCGAAGAGAATCTACTCCCCAACGAATGATTAAATTTATATTTGATAAATTATTAAGTGAGGATGGAATATATAATTGTAGGTCTGTAATTACGCCATTTGAAATAGATGTGTATTATGATTCAAGAAATTTCGGAATAGAATATAATGGACATGCTTTTCATTTTGGGAGATATTATGATGAAAATAGAGAATATAGGAAAAGACAAAAAGAAGAAGAGATGTCCAACATATGGTTATTTCATGTAAATGAAGATCGACATTATAACTATAATGAATACGATTCATTTATAAAGAAATATATTATAGATAATTTAACTAAAATAAATGATTGGTGTAAAACTAATATTACACCAACTGAAATTGATAATATAGACCTACAAAATATAGATGATATATTAACTTTTAATTGGGACGAAGTTTTAAAATTAATTGATTCTTATGAATGTGGTTCAGAATTTAGGAAAAATCATAGGTCTCTTTACCATACTATAATTAGTAAAAATAGAAAAGATATTTTAAATTACATAAACAATAAAACCGTAAATTATTATAAACAGATATATGATAACTATAATGATGAATTATATAATTTATCCATAACACATTTATCATATGACCATTTCTACAAAGATAAAACTATATATGGTAAATGTAATAAAAGAAAATTAATACCGAAAATAAAAAAATGGTTTTTAGATAAAGAAATTGAAAATTCCGATGAATTTATAACTGCCATGATAGATAAACATAACACCTATGGAGATTTTTATAGGAATTTTGAAGATTTGTACTACGCTGAAAAGAGAGGACTTCAAGATACCATAAAAACATTATTTTATACTAAGAATAAAGATAATAATTTAATACCATGGTTTAAAACTCTATCAATCGAAGAACAATATGAATATCTGAGAAGTAATTATACCACCTCTACGTTTATAGTGGATAAGCGATTATACGACTATTATAATAGAAGAAAACAACTTCCCATTATTCGAGAATTACTTTCAAGCTAAATCCTTATCAGTTATTATTATAAACTCCATCCCACGCTGTTTTGCGAACTCTCTAGCATTGGTCCACTTGTCACAATTATTTTTATACATAATTTGTTCATAAAGTAATGCACTTTTCTTTTTACGATTCTTGGTATTTGGTTCTAGTGTTTGTTTATACGGTTTCACTTCAACCAAATAATTTTTAAGAACTTCTCCTTCTTTAATGGATACTACAAAATCTATATAATACTGGCGATTCTTACCTTTAACAGTATCATAGTATGGTATAGAGAATGGTTCACTGGCCCATTTTAAAACATTATCATTTTTATCACAGAATTGACAAAATTTTAATTCTAACCCAGAACGATAAATTGGAAGTTCTTTACCGACATATTTTTCCGAATTTCTAGGATTATAATATCCTTGGTGATAGTTGGGGTTTTTATTTAATCCTAATCCCATGAGCCTTTACATCCTCCACAACATTCGGATTATTTATTTTCCACGAAGAATGACCATTTACTGTATGTCCAAACTTTAGATGACATTCAGATCCCATCTTCTCGCACAGGGTAATAAAATTAGTATTATCTAATTCTAATTCTGGATTCAAATGAAAAGCTTGAATATGATGAACTTGGGTATGATCTAATCCACCACAAGCAGCACAACTCGGATGTATCTCCAACCAATGCTTTCTAACAGTAGGCCAATGATTACTACGCTTATGCTTTATATGAGTAATAACTTTAGCTATTACATGAATGGGGTTCCTCATGTATATATTTAATATATCACATCATCTCATGTACATTATAGTAATGCTGTTACAATCCAGTTGGTACCATTAGAACACACCAGACATTTAGCAGCACCACCTGTCATTACAGTCAAACCTACAGTCGGAGTTAATGCATTGGTAACTCCAGCTATACCGAATAAGTATGACGCAGCAGCGGGCAAGTTAGCTACCAAGTAACTACCAATAGTAACAACACCTGTAGCACTAATATTTCCAACTACAGTAAGTTTTTCATTAGGTGTCGTAGTACCAATCCCGACAAGCCCACCACTTGTTATAGTCATCCGTGTGCTACTGGCAGTTTGGAATGCCATATCACGATTACTAGCACTTGTAGGTAGGGTTTCTGTGCCAAT